TTATACAGTTAACTGGCAAGGAAAACTATGCGAATTGCGGAACTGCTCTTGGTATTGATCTTGTTGGAAATCCTACTCTTCTGATTGAGCCTAAGTATGCGGCTTTGTCTGCTGGCTGGTTCTGGCGTAAAAGAGGTTTAAACGACTTGGCAGATGCGTCAGATATTGAGACAATGACTAAACGTATTAATGGTGGCTTAAAAGGTTTTAATGACCGTAAAGCCAAAATTGCTAAAGCATTGTTAATGTTAGGGTAAACCCTGTGCCACTTCAGAAATTACAATTTAAGCCAGGCGTTAATCGTGATCAAACTAACTACTCTAACGAAGGTGGTTTCTTTGAGTGTAATAAGGTGCGCTTTCGTTCTGGCTATCCGCAAAAAATTGGCGGCTGGTTACGCTATGGGACATTCACAATTGCAGGGGTATGTCGTCAAATCTTTAACTGGATTACCACGGCTTCGGATAACTATCTAGCCCTTGGGACGTCTAAAAAACTGTACATAGAGGCAGGTCAACTTTTAAATGACATTACGCCAATAAGACAGACTTTTGTCAATCCAACAACGAATAACTGCTTTACCACGGTCAATGGCTCTAAAACCGTCACCGTTGCTATTACATCTCACGGAGCCTCAGACGGAGACTATGTAACCTTTTCAGGTGCGGTAGCAGTAGGCGGAATCTTAGCGGCTACTCTAAATACTGAGTTTATTATTACTTTGGTAAGCGCAAACTCCTTTACGATTACCGCTGCGACTGCGGCTACATCTTCGGCTTCTGGCGGAGGCACATCAATTACAGCCGCTTTTCAGATTAGTGTAGGAAATAATAATGCTGCATACGGAAACGGCTGGGGCGCAGGCACATGGGGTACTAGTGCTTGGGGTGCTGGAAGTGCGGTACCAGTTGTTCTTTCTCAGCGGGATTGGTTCTTACAAAACTTTGACAATGACTTAGTGGCTAATATCCGTAATGGCGCAATTTACTATTGGCAGTATTCAGGTGGTACGGGAACTAGAGCTGCTTTGCTTTCTGCAACAACTATAGACAGTGTAGCCCCTGCGGACGTTCCTAACATAGCAATGCAGATCTTAGTCTCTCAAAACGATAAGCATCTATTAGCCTTTGGTTGTACACCGTTTGGGGGAGGAGCAGCAGACCCTCTATTAATTCGTTTTGCCACCCAAGATCAACCCAACGTCTGGACACCTTTAATTACTAATTCAGCAGGTTTTTTACGAGTTTCCCGTGGTTCAGCGATTGTCTGTGCAGTAGCAACTCGTCAAGAAATCCTTGTATATACAGAGGGAACCCTGAATTCTCTACAATTTACAGGTAACACAGACGTCTTTAGTCTTAACGAGCTTTCGGACAATATCTCCATTCTTAGCCCCCGCTCAGTCGTAGTCGTGAATAACACGGCTTATTGGTTTGGGCATGACAAGTTCTATGCCTATACAGGACGGGTTGAGACTTTACCTTGTACGATTAGAAATCATGTCTTTCAAGATCTAAACTACGATCAAGCCGACCAAATTGTTTCTGGGTCTAATGAGGGCTGGAACGAAGTTTGGTGGTTCTATCCAACGGCAGGTAGTCAAGTCAATGACGCTTACGTTATCTACAATCATTTAGAGAAGATTTGGTACTACGGCACGATAGATCGTACTGCGTGGTCAGACTCGTCTCTAAGGGAATACCCTCAAGCTCTTGTGCAAACAACCTTTACAGGCGCAATTCCAAATAGCACAACACTTAATGTAACGGCTGTTACTTCGGGCATCTTACAAGTAGGTTCAGTCATTACGGGTACTGGCGTAGCTACAGGAACTGTCATAACGGCTCTAGGCACTGGCACTGGCGGAATAGGTACTTATACGGTTAATATCTCGCAATTGGTTGTGCAGACCACAATGACGGCTGACAGCATTATTTACAACCATGAGCAAGGACTAAATGACGACACTACAGCAATGACCTCGTTTATTTCGTCTTCCGACTTTGACTTAGTAGACGGGGATCAGTTCATCCTGACTAAACGGATTATCCCTGACCTTAGTTTTACTGGCTCGACTGCCGCCTTGCCTGCGGTCACAATGTATATCAAACCACGGAACTTTCCTGGCAATGCCTATTCCAATACAGACTCCGAGCAGGTCATCGAGACTTCCGTTGACGTTTATACCGAACAGATCTTCATGCGGTCTAGAGCACGGCAGATGGCAATTGAGATTGAATCAACCGATTTAGATGTCCAATGGCAGTTAGGTAGTCCAAGATTGGATGGCAGACCTGATGGGCGTAGATAATGGGAATGCAACGATTTCGGGCGCCAGCTCTCCCGCTTGCAACACCAGAGTACGACCAACAGCAACTGTCTCAGTTAATCGGGGTTTTAAGGCTTTATTTTACGCAGTTAGACTCAAATGTGCCTTTACAGATGGATGGTTTACGGCTATTAAATTTGCCAACATCAGGGTACAATTTGCCCAATGGGACTGTATTTCAGGTGGGGGAAGACTTGCGGATTGTCGTACCTAACATTTCTTATTTATATGGAGTATCAGCCACAGCTAGTGTGGGGACAGTAACGGTGACTATTATATGAACTACTACGCACAGGGCGGTCAAGCCCACGGACTTAAATCCCTAACTGGTCATAAAATTCAGACCAAAGATGGGGTGCCGTCTTTTGGTTTTGGCGGATCATTCCAAAGAGTGTTTAAACCGATAGTTAATGCAGGTACACAAGCCGTTAAAGCGGTTCAGAACGTTCCTGGCATTAAACAGGTATCTGATGTATCTACCCAAGCGTTTAAACCAATTGACCAAGCCTTGGTAGGATTGGATAAACAAGTAGGCAAAATGATTCCTGGCGGTTATGGCACTATTGCTCAAATAGCTGCCGCAATGACTCCTGGTATGCAACCATTAGCTATTGGCTTAGGTGCTTTAAACGGCTCTGGAGTAATGCGTAAAGGTGGTAATTTTAACCTCCAAGGCGCTATGATTGGTGGCGCTACAGCTTATGCCACATCTGAGCTAGGTGAGTATTTAAGAGCCGCTGGTGGTGTTAATGCTACGGGAAGTACGCCAGCAATGATCCCAGAAAGTGCATATGCTAATGTTATTCCAGGTGAGCTTGGTGATATTGCTGTAAATTCTCAAGGGCAATTATTAAACGCTTCTGGTCAAGTTTTAAATCCAGCCACACAAGCTGCTTCAGGAGCTATAAACGCTGCTCCTACATTAGCTAATTCAGCATCTTATGTTTCTCCTAGCACATTACAAGATCAATACGTACAACAGGGACTTCAGGAAGGATATCAATCAGCTTTTAGAGAGCCAAGTTTATTTGATAAAGCTACTTCTATGAGTACCTATACAAAACCTATTATAGATGCTGGTACTTCTGCTTATAACTCTGGAGCTAACTTTTTAGACCAAGCTACTACTGGAAGCACATATACAAACGCCTTAAGTGATTTTGGTAAAGGTGCAAGCAACACAGGTAAAGGCATTGCTAACGTCTTTACTGGAAACATAAATCCAGCTGCTACTGCCGCAGTTAAATCAGGCGCTACTATGGCTCCAGCACTGTCTGCTGCTGGAACCATCTACGGAACAATGAATTTAATGGATCAAGAGGCACAAATTGATTTCTTAAAACAACAAAAAGCTGCTGGAAATATTGCACAAGCTGAATATGATCAAGCATTAGGGGAAATTAACCGCCAACGTGACTATGCGGCTGATGTTGTTAGCCAAAATCCATTTAGTACAAACCCTAGTCGTGATACATCTATTGGTGACACTTATTATGGCAGAGGCAATGAAATAGACAATCTCTACTCCCGCTTAACTGGTGAAGAAAGATTGTATGCTATGGGTGGTTCAGTGGACGATGAATATGGCATGGACGAAGCCCGTGGTCTAGGTCTTGGTACTTTATCTAATGGCTTTATGAATATGGGTAGCACCCCTGCCTTTGCTGCTGGTGGACAACCTAGATTTTTATCTGGTGGTGGCGATGGTATGAGCGATGACATTAAAGCAACAATTAATGGCAACCAAGAGGCTCGTCTTGCTGATGGCGAGTTTGTAGTTCCAGCAGATGTAGTGTCTCATTTAGGCAACGGTTCTTCTAAAGCTGGTGCAAAACAACTGTATTCAATGATGGATAAGGTGCGTACAGCACGTACTGGTCGCAAATCTCAAGGCAAACAAATTAACCCACGCAAATATTTAACTGCGTAAAGGATAAGACATGGCAACAAATACCTCAATATCAACCTCGCTAACGGATGTCCCAGAGGTTTTACGACCCTATATTACTGGTGCGGGTGGGGTGTTGCCGACTGCACAGACTCTTTTAACTAAAGACTACAACACAGTATATGGTGATCCATTAAAAGCGGCTGGCTTGGCTGGCTCTGGTCGTGTTGCTGGTTTATCTCCAATGCAACAGCAGATTGGTACAGAGCTAGGTACTATGGGTACCCCTTCCCAATTTACTATGGGAACTGGTGCTGGAGCTTTAGGTCTTGGAGCTTTAGGTTCTATGTTAAGTCCAGAACAAACTGCTATGTATATGTCTCCGTATCAGCAAAATGTAATTGATGTAAATAAAGCTGAAGCATTACGTGATGCACAAAAAGGTTTATTAGCTGGTAATTTAGCCGCTGGTAAAAAAGGCACATATGGTGGTGCTCGTCAGTTATTATCACAGACAGAACAAGAACGTAATCTTCAAACCAAGCTAGGAAACATTCAAGCTACTGGTATGCAAAATGCG